ATTCTAATTCTATATAATTTTTTATTATTACATAAAATTATAGCATGATAAATTATAATTGATGAATTTGGATAAGTAGTTATTAGTTTTTGATATTCTATTGGTCCTGCAGGTAATATCGCTTTACATACTAATACATTTTGAGATGAGTAAAAGAATACTGCGTTATCTATTGGACTCAATATTATATGTAATTTACTAACATCAATCGTGCCTTGACCGAATCCTGGATATACTTGTTGTATAATACCGGAATGATAAAAGCTTATCATGAAATTATCAGGGATATAGTTGTACCATTTTTTGCGTGATGCATCTACTGTTACCGTAGGATGATAATTATTTTTATTTACTATTGCAAAGCAATTTTGCTTATCATCAAGTGTATATGGATAAAGGTCGTGTGCTAAATAACCTGAGGGAGTAGTTATTGTCCCTGTCACTGAATCGCCAGTGAGTAGACTTATTGGTCTAGTCTCAATTAAACTGCCGTTGACAGTAATATCAACGGCAGATGTAATGTCAAGAATTTGATTCGTTGATGACAGGAAAGTTACATAGACCTGACTATTGGGAGTACAAGCCGAGATGCTACTGAACATTTCACCGTCTTATGCAAGATGACTATCTTCAATTACCTTTGAACATGCAGTCAATAACATTAGTCTCATGCCAGTACCAAATTGCTGATTTGCATATACGGCTGTATAAGTACGAGTCTCTGCTTCAGCGTATACAGTAACATCAATGCTAGTACCAGCTCCGATTACTTCAGCACTAACTGTACCTAGCATATCAAGCTCGTCTGCATATTTGTATCTAGAAGTAGTAAGATTATTGATGAATGTAACAACGAACTCTCCACCCTCAGTCAATGACTGTTGTGGGAATGGATTTAGTAATGCAGTAGTATCCTCTGATGGAACTGCTGCATATTTTTTCTGACTAGGACTTACTACATCCACTTCTCTAACAACGAATTTTCTGTAATCAGTTGGTACACCAGTACCTGATATACAATACACAGGACATCTGCTTGTTTCTGCAGTTGAAACTCCACCACGAACATTACCAGTTATACGATCAACTGGACGCTGTATTAAGAACCATCTAAATGGACTACGACCATATGCACCTGTTACCACTTCAGGAATTCCAGGAGTAGATTGTGGAATTTCTTCCTGACTGTCTTGCCATACACCCAAGAATACACCACGATTGGTAATTGTCAAAGCATAACTCATCGGATATGCATTTTCCGATCCAATGTCAGGTGTACGATTTAGCCAAATTTGATTTGCATCAGTTGCTAGTGGAATTCCTGCAGCGCCAGTCCAATCAGCACCGATATTTCCCGCAGGTTCTTTAAGTATGTGTGAAGCTAGACCTCTATTATTTAAATAAGCTATTGTACCATCATCCTTCAACTGCAATGCTGTACCAGCGTGAACTGCTAACTGAACTTCACTTATTTGGTTAAAACACAACCGCCATGCTCCATTGATAGTAGAATTTGCACCGCCAAAGGTGGAAGCTACATTTGCCATTGGGTCAACTGCGTCAGTTGTTTCTAAAATAACTGCTCCAGTAATTCCAGGTGTACCAAATTTAACTGCAAAATATGGTGCATCTTTAAGAATAGTTGCTGTTCCGTTACCAGTAAGTGGGGTTGCTCCCATAGTAAAAATAGTACCTGTAACATTATTTGCTGCATATAAAGGGTCAGCACCATTTGTGAAATCTGTAGGATCAGATCCTACAGCAACAATAGTGTAAGTAACACCCTTAACAAAGTGCGTGGCAGATACCAACGAACCTAGTGTTGTTGTCATCTCAGAAACAATGTCAATCATCATTTCTGAGATGGTAGTAAATCCATATTTTTGAACTGAATAGCAAGCCATTATATTAAAACTCCTGATTAATTTGCGGTATCTTTAAGAATACAAATTCTAAGACCCGAGTTATACTTATTGTTAGATGGCATAGCACGATATAGTCTAGGACCAGATTCATTATATGTTGTTAATGAAATATCATTACTAGACATACATACATCAGCAGAGGTTTGTCCAATCATATCTATCTCTTCTGAATATCTGAATCTAGGTGTGGTTAAATTATGTAAAAATCCAACTAAGTATTTACTATCTTCCGTTAATGCTATTTGATTAGATGTATTGATTACTGCAAAACTATCTTCAGAATGCTGATCTGCTGGAACTCTATAGTAAGTAGTTTGTAGTAGTGGTGCTTTGGTTACAGCATCATATATACTACTTTTTACCATAGGATCACCCTGACTTGGGTGCAATATATCAGCTTCTCTAACAATGAATTTCCAATATTTATATCCAACGCTGTTAATACAGAATACAGGTGCTCTACCAGTAGTTAGAGTTTTACCCGTAAATCTATTTACTGGGCGTTGTATCACCAGCCAATTAAAGTAATTGTCTTTTTTGGCATTCAAAGTTCGTTGTAATGTAGACCATGTTCCTTCCCACATTCCAAAGAATAAACCATGATCTGTTATAGTAACTGCGTAAGTCAATGGATATGCTTGTGGATAAGCACCAACTCTAATTGTACGATTTACAAAGCCTTGTGATGAATCACCAGACCAAGGTGTACCGTCCATTTTTAAAACTTGGCCGTCGCCCATAATTGACACTGGCTTCGGAGAAATACAAGTAAAAAACTGTCCTGGTTTATCTCCAGACACACTGCTAATAGCACCATCTTGTGTTTCTACTAATGCAGTAAATCCAGTTACAATTGATGTAGGATTAGCTGGGTCTTTAACTCGTAATATAGAATAAACTTTTCCAGGTACAACAGCAGCGGCAGAAATGGGAGCAGACATACTACCTGTTGGTTGTGATCCCATTGCACCAGCAGTATCTACTATTTCTCCATTTTCATTTGTAACTCTAGCAATATTTCCAGTATCGGTCAATTGTAATGGTGTTGCTGCGTATACTGCGACTTGTTGAGGGCTATACACATCAAGTGCTAATCTCCAAGGTTGCAATTCTGGGAATATAAAATGTAGCTGTTCGCCTGCTATACTTAATGTCTGTGGTATACTTAGTGTAACATTTGAAATATTGGTAATTGCATTAGCCGTTACGGCTACCACTGTAGTTATTCCGGTAATACTACCTATTCCCAAAGTGCTAACTACTAAGTGTCCAGGATATATTTTAATACCAACTAAATCCTCAACTTCAACATATATGGAATTTATTGTAGTTGTTGCTACATTAGCATACACACCAACATTATCATTCATTGGATCAACCGTTGCACCTGCCTCAACAATAGCAGTCCATTTGGATGGACTAATTGTTTCTGTATTGTTAAAAGTGGCACCTGTACCGCGTGTATGAAGTACTGCAGCAGCAGCTACTGTTATAGGATTACTTACTATTATTGCAGTTACTGATGTTGTAACATCTGAAAATACATACCAGGTCTGTCCTCCATATGCAACTCCGGGTGTACTGGGTCCGTAGACACCAGAAATGCGAGTAAAAGTACGTATAGCTGTTATTACGGTCCCGGTTGGTATTCCTGCACCATATATTTCCTGACCTACTTTAATCAAAGTTGTATCTATTGAACTTGTAGTAGTCCATAATACATTAAGTTGACGAGTAGCTAGGTAAGTAGCAGTGGGCCAGTCACCCATCACGCCGACACCGCCACCAGAGTAAGGATGCTTATCAGCAGGGCCAGTTGAGCCAGGTGCACTAGGAATGATAGTATAAGGAGTGATAGATGATAAGATAGCTACATTATTACCACCGTCAGTTACAGCGGCGCTTGCAGTAATAGTACCAACAAAAGTTGTAGACGCTACTGGATATACCATTGAAACTGGAGAAGCTGGAGGAACATCATAATCACCAGTTGATGTTATATGATACGTAACAATTCCACCAGTAGCATTAACACTATCAACAACAAGACTTAATGGTTTAGTTTGATATGTACCACCTTCCATTTCTAAAACATCAGTTTCCTTGTATCCGATACCTGGAGAAACTAGTTTATATAAAGTTTCGCTAATAGGCCAGGAACCAGTAGTTATTAAACCATTACTATCAGTATATACCACAGAAGAAAGCGTGAAACCATGATTAAGTAGGTCAGTCACTGCATCATATACTGCCCCAGATACAGTTGTGTATCCACTGCGTTCTACTGCATAAAAATCATATTTAACATTCTCATAAATTGTACGAATAGCCATTATTCTTTTGCTCCTTGCGCATTGAATACTAAGTATTCAACATATAAACTTATTTATCAAAGATTTCATAAAGGGTATGTGAAGACATTACTTATAATGGTTTCCACATGTCATCTACCCACACATAAGTCTTACTCTCAGGTCTCAAATATACCATTTTACCAATATATCCACCCACCGGTAAAGTATCAACTACATCTACCGTTGGTCTACTATCAGTAACTGCTGGGAAATAAATCACACTGAAATAAACAGGGGTAGCTGCCAAATATTCATCAATACTACTAATGGTAACAAATACATTGGCAGTTGGAGGATCTTCCAAATTAGCAAAGATACTGTATTGCCTACTTTGAAAACTACTTCCATCATTTAAAACAACGGTGCCATCATCGGTTAAATGTTCTGGTGTTGCTATAAAAGTATATGGGTTATTTTCATTTCTTTCTGGAGTTGAATATACTTCAACTTTAACTGGTCTTGATACTGTTAAATTATATACAATTGAACTTACACCCAAAGCCATTTGAAACTCTACATTACCAAATCCTAATAGAGTATCAATTGTCTTTTCGTACTTGTGTCTTCTAATACTACTTTCAGGTGGTGCTTGTATCCAATATGTTACAAAATTTCCATCAGTCCCTAGAACTTGACCAGGACCACCATTTTGTGGTGGTAACATATAAGAATTACCAACAATAACAGTCCCACCAACAAATAAATTACTAGTTATATTCGCTGAACCAACTACATCTAATTCTACATTAGGAGTAAATGTATTAATACCTACCCGTCGTTGAGTAACATCAAAATATATTAAATTACCTTCAATTGCTAAATTTTGACCTTGTCGCTCAAGATTACTGAACAACATTGGGCCGGATATACGACCTATTGCCATTGTAATGCCCTGTGTTTAATTATACTCATTTTATTCTTCTTTCAAATTAGCATAACCATGCAATATAACAATTGGTTGTTGATCAGGTGGAGTACTAGTAAAAGTAATCATATCAGCATTTACCGTAAATGCATCACCTGGATTTTGAAATACTCCACCAACAAAAACTAATAATCTAACTTCATTTCCAGTAACATATGATTCAAACATTGGACCGAATGTTCTTAATACACCGTCACCATAAAATGTATCTTTTATAGCGCCCAATGGGTCACCCGATGAGACTTTCTTCCATCTATCAATAGCAAAATATTCAAATCTATTAAATGTTGTATTATATCGTATTAATCCACTAACCGGAGAATTAGGACCAACTGCACTAGATCCCATTGGTAATCTAATACTGTAACTACCTGACCTTAATTCACGATTTTTTAAGAAACGACCCATTATATGCCAATACTTGTTATAGTTGCTACTATAGTAGGACTTGAATTTGCATCCGCATTTGCATCCAGTGCCAAATTAGCAAATATTCCATCACCATTTTCTAACATTAATCTCTCAGTATCAATAACATAAGTGTCATGTGAAGTTAAGGGGATCATATAATAAATCGCATTAGTTAGTCCTGCTGTTGCTCCCTTAGGTACAGCATATAAGCTGAATTCAGTAGTTACATTACTAGTATTACAAAAATACATTGTAGTTACTACACTATTACCATTACTGGTATAAATGCTAGAGATGTTTGCTGTTAATACGGTACTTAATAATGCCATGTCTATTCCTATAATACCAAAGCGTATACTAACGCTCGGCGCTTGGTAATTAATTCTTGTGCATATGCTGCTTCATTTGATATGTATATACCAGTTTCACCTGCAGCAGGGGACTTAGAATATATAACAGAAGATCCTATTACCACATTTGCATTTATGTTTCCAGAAATAAGTTGAACACCACCTTGTCCTGATGTTGTGCCATTAAATCCAGGATTAAGAATAATATTCTGATTAGGATATGAACGAATTTCAAATCCATTTACATATAAATTACCACCCAAATGTGGATCAGTGTCATCTTCTACTCTTACCATTAAGTTTGCATAGAATGACCCATCTGATGTAACTTGCCAGCGTCTTACTGATTCTGTCCATCTTAATGCTACCGTTGGTTCATCACCACGACTAACTTCAATTCCTGCATTTAATATAGGCACACCATTTATAACACTAGCATTAAGAGTAATGATATTATCACTAACTAATGTATCAATTGACTGTAAGCTAGTTTGTGTACCAATAACAACTAAATTTCCATAAATGGTTGTAGTACCGATACCACCGTTAGCAGTTATATCAATGTTTCCATTGACAGCTATTAAATTATAATTGCCCGAGATTCTATCGGTAGATGACATTATGGCTAATTCCTACGCTTTTAGATATTTATCTAATAAGAATATATAGATATAGGAAGAGGGCATATGCCCTCTTCATACCTTAGCTAATTACCAATTAAGTATTAGAAATGGTAACATTTTTGAGAGTAGTTGCTGCTGCAAATGTCCAAGCAACTGCGGCACCATCTGCAAATTCATAAGCACCACCACCAAATCTAGTCAATGTTGCTTTATGTCCAGTCAACTTAGTGACATAATATGTTGCATTTGCAAAATCTTTTGCTACAATGGTAGCTTGTCCTGCTGCAGGAGCTGCTGCAACTAGTTTAACAATACCAGTTCCTTGCGCTGTTTTAACTTTGTAACGACGACCGCTTACCTGTTTCACAATGTCTCCGGCTACTGAGCTTGATCCACCGTTAACAGTTGGAATCCAAGCAGAAATGTTAATAGCATTTTCATTGTTACCAACAAGAGTAGATGTTCCCATTACGCTTGCACCAGTTACTGATTGTGTAAATGTTACAGCAGCATCAGTAGGGTCAGTATACCCAGAACCTTTGTTAGTCATTACAACAGCTTTAGCACGGAATGTAACTGTTATTTCAGCTCCAGTGCCGCCACCAGTTGCTGCCACCGTGTTTGGAGCAGTTGCGCCTGTGGCAAATTTTGCGCCTGGTAATGCTTGAAAACTACCACGGCTTGCACTGGCCCCGGTAAAGTTAACCGTAGCAGCACCAGTTCCTGCACCACCTACCAATGTTGCTACAAATGCAGTAGCAGTTCCGCCATCAGCAGTAGTTAAGGTTAGTAGATCACCAACATTATATCCAGTTCCTGCGGTAGTGACAACTGCTGTTAAACCTTCAGAAGTTACTGTACCAGTTGCTGTTACACCGCCAAGGGCTGTTTTGTCAGGTGCACTGAATGTTGGTACTGGGCGAACTGTATATGAACTTAGTGTAGCTAGTGTAACACTTGCAACTTGATTTCCACCTAGACCATCATCACCTGCTACTGCTGTACCTGCGTTACGATTACCAAAATATTTTTTATTTAAAGGACGTCCCATTTTTTTCTCCTTGTGTAGATGTTCTATATCACTACGCAGTTTAGGGTTCTGCATAAACTCTTTAACAGAGCGAACATACTTATTTATCGTATCCTATCAAATAAAACAATTCATCAATTGCTGATATTATTTGAGTAGTCTCTGTAGTCTGAGGAATTCTTAATAATTTAGCCCGCAATTTTTGATATTTTGGCATGTAATGATTAACTGATTCAATAGTTTGTGGTAGCAATTCTGGACTATTTTTCTTCACAGAAGTTACAAGATTCCGTAACATCTGAAATTCTTTTTTGTCTGCTGCATCCCAAAGAGCTAATTCATAATGCATTCGTATCCACTGTGCCATATTGTTATAATCTAGTGAATTTGCCATCAATACATAGGTGTTAATATCTGTACTGTCTAACTGTAGGAAAATGGTAGGATCTGCTTTTAAGAAGTTTACCACTTTATGTAATACCTTACCAGCTATTTTTCTATTAACAGAAGTTGTTATATTATTAAGTCTTATGTATATACTTACGGATTGTATATATTGCTTTGGTGTTTTTGACGGCCAGACTAATAATTGATTCCATATTGGTATTTCATTAGTTGGATTTGAATCTTTATTAGAAAAAGTTTTTATTAATTGTATTTTTGCAGGATCTAATGCGACACCCTGAAACATTTCATTTTGGTGAATTATACCAGCGCCTAGGTCAATTACAGCAGAATATCCTAACATCCTAATAAGTTTATTCCATATTACAGGATTTCGTTTAGCTTGACCATAGCGTTGTTGCGAACCACGAACACCACCTCCTAGCTCACTAGATAACTTCCATAGTATATACCAAATAAATCCATCATAATTACTTACCTTCGCCTCGTATTTAGATGCTGAAATATGAAATCTGAGGTGTTCTTTTATAAATTCTATATTAGACCCAAACTGCTTGGCAAGTTCTGGAATCATATCTCGTAATTTATCTAATGTATTTTTATAAAAATCAGCATCACCATTACCAAGTTGTAATATATTACCGTTTAATTTTAATATTTGTATATAGGCAGCTTTATCTTGAAAGTCTAATGTATTTTTATTCTTTTTGATAGTTAGATAATATGATGCCGGATAAAAATATATTCCAATTGGTGTATTATATTTGCTTGAAGGATTTATTCCTAATTTTGGTAGCTCGGTCATAGATACACCATAATGAATTAATTCATCTTGTGGTATTTTGGATAAGAAAGCTACAGCGGCAGCATGGCCTTCCTGTTTTGGATTAAGTTCTGGATTACGGCGAGCTTCAAACAGATCAATTATTAGCATAATATATTTATTAAATTATAGCCGACAAAAAAGACTCCGAAGAGTCTTTAGTGTAACTTCCCATCCCGTTGAGATAATAATATTTATGCAGTAATAACTCCCCATTAACACAAGTTATTTGTATAATAATCTGAGCATAAGTATACTCGCCTGACAAGTATATTTAAATAATATTACTTCACAAAATAAAAAGATAATTCCCACAATCCCAATACCTGCGATATTTTGCATTAAACATGTTTTCTGATTCGGATAAGGATGAATCATATGTTTTTAGCCACTTACTTAATTTTTGTTTTGTACATTTGTATCTGGATAATATTTCATTACCGTCCGTCCAAAAATATCCAGGACTAGTTGTTCTTAGTAAAGTGAACCCCATTGCCAAGTACCCACTACCATTTGATTTACTTCGGTCACAATATGATATTAATGTATTATTGTTAATTAGTATTTTCAATGCCTTTATTAATTTACTACCGCCACCAACTACGGTCAGATATTTTATACTAGCCATACGATGTAGTTCAACACTATTATCTTTAGCAAAGCGGTTTCTTCCAGCAGAAATTGCCATAACTAAACTTTCATCTTTATATAATCCCAAATAATATGTAGATGGCATATAGCCTTGAAGGTGATTATCATCAAAAAATTGTCTAGCTATATCAGTAGTAAGTGATTTTACTTTTGTTTGCCTAGCATAAACTTTATCACATACTCCTAGTTTTGATTTTAATATAGATTTAACAATATCATTTTTGTTTTTCCATTCCCAATCGGTTACATGTATCAATGATATACCTTTACTAGCAGCTTCTTTAGTTTTGTTTAAATGCCTAGTATCATCTTCATGTGAGAAATTTGCAGGATTAAATGAATGCCAATATAAGCCATTAATTTCAATTGCTATTTTTTTGGAAGGTATATATAAATCTATTTCTTTGCTTTTTAATATAGTCCAATTACTTGATTCACACAATAATCCTAAACTTTCAACATATTCTTTAATTTCAATTTCCATCAATGAATAATTACTTCGGCGGCGGATCGGGAAACCATGCCCAACACAATAGCTAGCAACAGTTGAATAATATATATTTAATTCTCTAGCAATATCAACAGAGGATCTCTGTTTTACTACATATTCATTATGCATCCAAGTATAGTCTGTTAGTTTAGAGTGAACATTATCAGAAATTTTTGGTTTTGTCCATATACTTTTTATATCACTCCGTTGTGAATTATATTCAACACCATACTTTTCATGCATGGATTTATTTCTTTTGGCATTTATATTAGCATTCTGCTCAGTCGTATAGTTTGATTTTGATATAATTACTTGTTTAGCTATAGCTTCTTTTGTACATTGACAACTACTTGCTGGACCACAGCCAATAAATCCAGTAGGCCATCTATCAAATTTTTTAATATTACCGAATTCACATACATTGGAAATATTATTAATTGCACTATATATCATACTAGGCCAGGACTCACTTTGAATTAATGAATTCTCTATTACCCAATTTGATAAAAGTGTATCTCGTTTTATTAAAACTGCATAATGTTTAGGCTTGGTTTTTACTAAATCTAATATTCTATTTCTCATTGATGCGTTCACCTTCTATAGTCTATTTAACAATATACATGAGAATCAAATATAAGTCAACCTATACAATTTTAGCCGTAAAAAAACCCACCAGAGTGGGTTTTGTATTAAACTAAAAATCTTGACAGATTAGAAGAATGATAGGTTTTGGATTCCGATTTCTGAAACATAATCACCAGCATTGCCAAGTGATGATGCTGTGTTTGTTAACTCAACATAACCGTAACGAGTTAAGAAACCAACTACTGGTTCAAAAGTAGCTGGGTCTAGAACAACACCAGAACTCATTAGTGGAATATATGGACAGTAGAACGCAGCAGCATCAGCTTCTGACGAACCTTTGTAACCAACTAGAACAGCTTGGCTATCGCTAGCATATGAGTCAACATAAATCTTCATTGCGCCATTTAGAGTTCCGACAAACTTAGTGTTGGTAGGAGCTTCAAATGTACCTTCAGTTGTACGAGCAAATGCGCTAGTTGTAGCTGACTGAAGCACGGTTAGTGCAGCAGGACTAACAACAGCCCAATTACCAGCACCACGACGGGTACGCTGAGCAATTAGATTGGCACTACGATTGATAAGAACAGCTAGAGCAGCGTGTTCGTCACCAACGAAAGTAGCAGTTCCGCTAACAGCAGCTTGGTTATAAATTGCTTCTTGAGCAGCAAGACCGCGTAGTGAACCTAGAACTTCTTGGTCAATTTCAACAGTGATTTCTTGAGCTAGAGCGGCCATGATTTCTGCTTCAACATCAAGACCGTGCATGGCTTGAGCGTCTTGTGCAGCTTCAAAAGTCCAACGAGCTGATAGCTTGCGGGTCTTGGCTTCAACAACTTGCTTTAGAATCTGAACATTGATCTTGTTACCTGGCCGACCTTCAAGGCTAGCAGTGCTTGAAGCACGACCAGTAGATGAGTCACCTGAATAAGCAACAGCGATCTTGAATGGGCTTAGAGCTTCGTCACCAGCAGCAGTGCTAGTTGAGTAGCCGCTACTGTCAGTCATTGCATCTGCATAACGGACACGCAATGTGTGAATCTGAGCTACTGGACCAGTCATTGGCTGAACGCCGACGATTTCATTGGCGATAACAGTAGGCATAACACGACGGATAACTGGAAGAATAACACGATTTAGTGTAGCGATGTTACTAGCTTGGGTTGCGCCAAGAGTAGTTTCAGCTAGATGCTTACGAGTGTTTTCTAAGATAACGGACATTGATGTGCGGCGTGAACCTTGTAGTCCTTCTAACAGGGCTTCTTTAGTTTCGCCCCAACGGCTTTCTAGTAATACATTAGTCATTTTTATTTCCTTTAAGGTTTAACTATTTTATTTTAACCCTGCCAAACGCTTCAGGTCGATAACATTAGTATCTTTCTGTTGCGCAGCATTAGCAGTTTTGTCACCAGTCATTGCTACATGTGATTCTGTTAAGGTTGTTGATTTTGATTTAACAGCACCACTTGTAAGAACTGCTGGTAGATACTTGTCAAAAGCAGACTTTAATTTATCAGTCTGCACATTTTCAAGTAGCTCGCTCATTACAGCTTGCTTTTCCCGATTTAGAGTGCCTAATAGACCAGTAAGTTTTTCATTACGGCCAACGGTCTCTTTGATCACGCGAATTTCGCGATTCTTTGATTCAACAATACGCTGAGCTTGTTTATTAATCTTTACAGATTCTTCAAGTTGCTTAGTTTGTTGATTGATTGTTTTCTTGAGTGATTGTAGCTCACGATTTTCATTGAGGTGAGTCACTGAAAATTCACCAGCAAACGCTTCAAATATGCGGCGTCCAAACAAGTTCTCGCGAGCAAGTTGAATGTCTTCTTTTAGTTGGGTTAATTCAGTTCCTAACTTATTAGTTACGGCTTCTTTAACTAACTTTGCGCTGTTGGTAATAAACTGCTTTTGTAGATCACCAAGCTTTTGTTTAGCTTCAGCAACTAAACGAACCTTAGTCTCAACAACTGCTTGCTTATCTTGAGCAAACTCTTTAATTTCACCAGCTAATGCTCTAACAATAAATGTTTCAAGACGCTGATAATTTTCTTTTTGAATTTTACGGTCGCTGCGTAGTTCGCGAATTTCTTCTGATAGTTTACCTACCATGAAATTATTAAACTTTCCTGCACTTTCAACCATATGATTTTTAAATTTCACGCGGTCTTCATATACGGCTTGCTTTTCGCCAGCAAATTCTTGGATTTCAGCAGATAGACTTTCAGTTACCATCTTGTCTAATGCTTCTATCATTACTTTTTTGTCATGTTCATACCGACCAGCCATTTCTTCACGAAGCTGACTCTTAATTTCGGCACGTGCCTCAACTAACTTGGCTTCCCAAGCTTCGCTGATCGCAGTACGAGTTTCCTCGTTAATGATGCCACTGTCTATCAATGGTTTGATACTATCAAACATAGCTATGTTCTCCTATAATTTTAAGTCTCTGATTAAGCTTGTTACAGCTTCTTTCAGATACTTCTGCACTTTTTTATCGTCTTTTGCGTCACGGGCGATATCTAACACTTTATGCCCATTTTTCATGTTTATCAATCCCTCATATATTGCATGAGGGTAAGCATGTGGGGCTGATGGTTGTGCTACAATATCAACTGTGACAATTTCAAATTCACTGACATGCCCAGTGGATTCATTTACATTGCCGCTACCGCGACTTGAAACACCCAATTTAACACCACTTTCCAACATTGTTTTTACAAGTTGTCCCATAGGTGTGGGTAGAATTTTTAATTTTCCGTGTCCTGCTGGGCCGTCCATCCACATTTGTTCTATCATGTGGCTAACTCTGTCCAAATTAATTTTAAGATCATCCGGATGATCTACTTCACCAAGAACACTGTAGCCACCTTTGATTTGTTCATTGATAGTTGTAACAGCTTTTGAGATTTCGTTGACTGGGTATACTCGTTGATTTTGGTTTTTTACTCCACCTTCAATGAATATACCCTTCATGAAAAGATTCTTACCCGTGCCTTCACGGTTGTCCTCTAAGAGGACTTCCATTTTGGCATGGTCAAAAGTAAGATTTTCTTTAAGATAAAAAGCCATATAAGTCCCTAAGGCTTAGCTACCTTCAACACTGCGTTTGCTAACTGGGACGCTACCATCAGTGGTAGAACCTTCAGCTTTTTTGGCGCCAGCTTTTGTTGTGTATCCTTTAGTCTTTGCACCTGGGACATTTTCATAAGAACCTGCACCTGGCATTTGAGTCTTGCCTTTAGCATATGCATTGGTAGGCTGTGATGCACCAGTTGGATCAGCTTCTGTACCACCCTTGGCGATATTAGCAGAAGTTCCACCCATTCTGTTTGGCTTAGCTACAATGCTTTGCTTATTGTCAGCACCTTCAGTGTTTGAAGGCTTAGCAACTTTTTCAACATACTCACGCATGAATGATTCAGTCTCTGGCTCTTCAGAACCAAATTCACCAGCTTCCATTTCTCCGTCTTCTTCGTCATCACCAAACATTTCTTGATGTTCTGGCTCTTCTTCTTCACCAGACATAAGCTTTTCAAATTCAGCTTTTAGATCATCTAATGCGGTTTCTAGGTCCATGACACGCTCTTCCATGCCGCCCTCTTCTTCTCCGCCTTCCATGTCACCCATTTCGCCGTCCATGTCATCCATGCCGTCTTCTTCGCCGTCCATGTCATCCATGCCGTCTTCTTGATCATTATCGCCCATTCCATGTTCATCGGCAGAAATTTCGTCTGATAATGAATCAACTTCATTTTCTTCACCGTGAACAGCTTCGTCAAAATCTGACTCGTCCATTAGGTTTTCATAAATGTCGCGGCTCTTGGCAACAACGATTTGATGAAAAAGTTCACGTGCCTTGTCTTCTTGCTCATTGATGATAAACTCAATAAGCTGTTCGTATTTGTTCATAGTATCTCCTTAAAGTAGTAAGTTAAAAGTATTTACATTATATGTGAATATATCGCCTCATACAGGCGATTTTGAGGCTATTTTAGCCTACATACCCGGTTCTGCTGCTGCTACCGGCTTGTATTGGGTGGATAATGTACCAATCTTCTTTTGATGCTCAAATTTTCTAAGATCATTCATCTGACGTAATCTTCCAATTTGAGATAGAGTTAACCTACTTTTGCGCTGATCTGTCATTTTTATAACAGAGTTATCATCCTCTTCGGAACGATAACCATCTGGCGTAGGACTAAAAAGTTCAGTAATAAACATATAGTTATTTATCTAATGATATTAAATTCCTGTTGGACCGGCTGGGACTCCACCAGTGGCTCCACCTGCCGGTACTACTCCGCCCGCCGGTGCTCCAACTCCACCAGGCGCACCTCCAGGAACACCACCCTCTTCTGGTGGAGTTTCCATCGCAGCAGCAGCATCTAAATCTCCACCAATACCTCCAGGAGTTATACCAACACTGCGTAATCCAACATCGGTCTCTGCACCTGCTTCACCCTTTGTCTCGCCCTGCTCTTCAGTCCACATTTCTTCATTCTCAACCATATCTTGTTCTTCCATACCAAGATACCGTTTCATTAAATATCTCTTGGAGAAATATGCAAATCCTTCCAATTGAGTGAATGCACTAATTCTAGCAGTGTCAAGTTCAACTTGACGATAGGCAGCAAAATTCTGTGGCTCATTGAATTGTAACTTAAACAGTTGACTATCAATGTTAATCCCTCTCCAACGCATGAATAGTTTGAATTCACTATCTAATGCATCGCAAATCATGTTTTGTAAACGAATACAATACTTGTTGAATCTCCACTCTTGAATCAATGCTGTTCCAACTCGGCCATCACTAACGGACTGTGTGCCATCATCTGCCCCAGTAGGTAAATAACTACTTGGAATGCGCAGACCTCTAAACAATTTATTAGTGAAAAATCTCAAATCAGTTATTTCACCTAGATTACTTGCACCAGGTAATGATTCAACTTTACTACCACGTCCTTCTGCAGTTTGTGGAAAAAAGAAATCTTCATTAGTAGAAAGTGGATTGTAAGTAGCATCCATCATATTTGAACCACCACCCGTTTGAGTTGGTATTCTACGCTGACTTATTTCATTCTTTACTCGTTCAACAAATGCCATCGCCATATGACTTGGCATATTGCCCACATCAATATAAAATACTCTGCGTTCAGGCGCTCTTTGTACACGATATATAATGATCGCATCTTCAATTAATTCTTTTTGCTTGAATACCTTGAATATGTTTTCAAGTACGGAGTTGCCGAACGGCCACATTATGTCAAGCCCCTCAGTTAAACTAAGATGTACCACATGTTCTGCTCCAATTGCAGCTTCATTTTGAGCATGACTAAATCTTGATCCACCCGTATATGGTGAGTTTGATTGTACATAAGATCCTGAAGGACCACCAACTTGTGGATTATTGGCATATGTATCAGTTGTTGTTACTGCCGTCATTGTAAGATTTTGCAAATTAGGCTGCAAATCTTTAACAACATACTGTTCTGGTGCTTTGCCTTCAGCTTCATTAACAATAACTTTGACAACCTTACTCATTTCAACCCACATTAGTTTAAATGTTTCTGGGTCACGAATGAATACTTGGTCACCATACTTGATAGCATTCCGCATAATCTTGAATGCTCTTTTGTTTAACTCATTTAATGTTACCCATTGTTGAAGTTGTTCTTTGATAATGTCAACTTCATTGTCAGTTGGTTTATCTCTGAAATGAGCTTTGAAAGGTAATCCAGTGTTTGGATCAGGCTGGGTGCTGAATTCTGCCAATATATCTAGTGCAGCATTAACCTCACTATCCATATCCATTTGCTCATATTGATTATATCGTTCAACTCTATTTGGGTGACCGACATACACCTCAGGAAGATTACTTTGATAATTTCTATATGCAGGAGAAGCACTAGAATTTCCGCTACCAATTGGACTTGCCTGTCCAGCGACATTTGCGGTTTTAAAATATTTTTTCCAGCTAGCCATAATTTATCTTTCTGATTAACTATATTTATATGTTATCTGGTAGATACACCCAAAGAGTTTGACCGCAATCCCAAACACGATCATACCCACGACTTTGCATTATTTGCCATTCACTCATTGTTGGATCCGCACCTTCTAATACCAATTTATGTTTTTGAAATTGTGATCTGTCATATCTATGCTTGTAATCGGTATAATAATAACCAATAGTAAAAGAATCATACAAGAATCCGATTTTAGTATATACTGATCCTGATCCCCAGCGATTATCACTATAACTAATAACAGAGGTTGGTGTAAATTGCTTTACAAAATATTTAAATAGTTTCCTAGCAGCACCAACCACATGCTTACTGGTACAAAATCTTAATATTTCATATTGATATTTTCTATTATATCTTGCAGGACCAAATGTCATTACTGCAACTATTTCATCTTTGTATTTCAGTGAATTGAACTATATTTGATTTTTAATAGCTATTATGTACTAATTGTTGCTGCAATTGTTTGCTGTCGTTGAATGAGCTAAGCATTTCCTGTAACAAAGAAAGTTGTTTAGATAACAAATCGTTCATCATGTCAGATGAATTATCCTGTGACATAACCACTGGTATATTTTTACCATCAGGCAGTGGAACAACTGCTTCAGTCCCATGTAATTTTTCTAAGTAACCTGATAATGGTCCTACTGATATGCCACCATCGGCTTTTCCTTTACCTTGTATTACCCCTTGGCGTCCAATATAGGGATTACCAAATACTGCCCCTCCTTCAGTCTCACCGAATTGAGTGACGGATTTAGTTTTACCAGTTGTGCCAGGATCATCTAAAATTCCTAATTTGCGTAATTTGGCAACCATTCCTTCTAATATATTAGGGACATCATTTGCAAATGTAGTTATTGCTTTAGTCATCATTTTTTGATACTCAACTTGAGCATCTTGAAAATCTGCTACTCCTTTTATTACACCGTTAAGTAACTGATCTGGTGTATTTGCTAGACCCTTTACATTATCCAATGTTGTGCCAGTACCTTGCATTAGCCCTTTATTTCCTAAAATCATTCCGTCAACCGCTATTCTAGTTGCATCCGTAAATTTCCCTACCATCAATGCAGCAGTTCCTAGGGCACCAGCGGCTGCTTCCCCTTGTTCTTTTAACAGTGGTCCTAGTGTTTTTACATTATTTTGGTAATTATCCAATGCAGTGTCAGTTGACACTGATGAATCGCTAACATCGGATAATGATTTACCTAATAATTCTGCCAGTGCTGGCATTTGTGCAAGTGCGACTGCAGCTTCCCCAGTGGCAGTCCCAGTAACAAACATTTGCATTGCTGCTTTTTGTAGTTCCGGGCTTAAATTACGTATGGCATTTTGGAACTTGGTTAAAGCTTCTGGTCCCATTTTTGCTAACTTTGCAGCTACTGCACCTTGCATAGCAGCATCTCTTGCTCTTGCTGATGCTTTTTTTACATCTTCACCTGTAAATGAACTGATGGCTTTTAAGTTAACCATGTATTCTTTTGATCCGGCAGCTAATTCTGCATCAGTCTTTCCTTTAAGTGATCCAGTTTGTTGCAACATTGCCATATAATCAGCAACACCTTGTGTTTGATCTTCAACACTTATCCCTAATTTTAGTAATTCGGTTCTTGCGCCCTTACCAAACTCTCCCACTACTGCACCTAATTTTTTTGCTCCTGAAGTAACGTCGCCACCAAATGCAGCTAATGCTTCTGAGCTATTAGCGATTACAGCAGTAAATTGTTCTTGTTTCAATCCTGCCCGACCTGCAACTTCACGAAGTTCAGTCATACCGCCAGCAAACAATGCACCAGCAGCAGTAGCTTGCTGAAAGCTTTTAAATGATTTTTCTAGCTCTTTAGTTAGCACTTCAACTTTAAGTTTTGCAATCTCAGACATTTCTTTTGTAACAAATTGTCCAATGGTTGCGCCCAACGTTAAAATTCCACCTACGGCAATGCCGAGGGGGCCGCCTAAAGCCATTAATCCGACACCGAATCCTTGCACTGACCCTAAAACATTTGTAGTAGTACTAGCAAGTGCTTCAATCTTGGCAATTTGTAAATCTGCAGCTAACTGGATTGCAGACCCTTCTCCTGCTAGTCCCTTAACACCAATAATAGCTTGTTTCTTATAGTAATCATAAAATCCTGAAACTAATGTTGCTCCTATTTTAAGGGTGCTATCCAGTAACAGTTTAGGTATTTGGGATGATTTCAATGCATTTTGTTGTGTAGTCGCAGCAGCACGCTCATTAGCATCTGACAAATTTGCTATATTTCTTTTATAGTTTTCAATCTCAGGTATTAAATCTTTGTAAGATTTCTGACCTTTATCCATTTGACTCTTCATCTTAGACATGCTGTCTTTTATATTAGTGACACTCATAGCAGCAGCACGTGATGATTTTTCAAAAATTTCAAGTACCATTCTAGCGGAGTCAATTGACATCCCAAATTTACCCATAAGGTCAGAAAGCACTGCTGCTGTTTGTGAAGGATCTAGTTCTGCTGCCATGTTATTTTGCCTAATAAATAAGTATACACTCAACTATATTTATAGGAAATAATCAATGCAACCGACAACCCTAAACCCATTATCTAAACATTTTAGACAACCTGCAATTTACTTGCAACTTCCAAGCAAAGGACGATATTGGACAGAAGATAGTTTAGACTTACCAGTAAACGGAGAAATAGCAGTCTATCCAATGACTTCTAGAGATGAAATTACATTACGAACTCCAGATGCTTTACTTAATGGACAGGGAGTTATTGATGTTATACAAAGTTGTTGCCCTAATATTAGAAATGCCTGGCAAATGCCTAGTATAGATGTTGATGCAACTCTAATAGCAATAAGAATAGCTAGTTATGGTAATAGCATGGGAGTTGATACCAAATGTACTAATTGTGATGCAGAAAATAGTGTAGCCGTAGATTTAGGAGTTGTTTTAAGTAATATTCGTATCCCAGATTACAATGATAAAGTTGAAGGCGGTAATTCACTATATATTAAACTAAAACCACAAGCTTATTTCAGTGTCAATAAAACTAATCAAATTAGATTTGAAGAACAAAAAATACTTATCGCATTGTCAAACACTGAGGTACCTGAAGAGGCCAGAGTAAATGAGTACACTAAACATATGTCAAAAATAGTTGATCTCAATATTAAAATGTTGGTAGATAGCACTGAATATATAGAATCAGATGGTGATATCATAAATGATATCACATATATCACAGAATTCTATAATAATTGTAATACTCAAATAGTAAATGGTGTACAAAAACGATTGCAAGAAATGCTAGAATTCAGTAAAACAAAAACAATTCAAACAGAATGCGACGCCTGCAAAAAAATATATGGATTCTCGGTTGAATTTGACCAATCAAATTTTTTCGGCAACGGCTCTTGATAATGAGCAATGATCAGATATCAGTATTGATAGATGATTATGAATCGCAATCAAGAGCCATTAAAGCAGAAGCCCTGCGATTTAGTTGGTATATGCGTGGTGGATTATCCTATACTGATGCAATACTACTAAGCAGCACAGAAAGAGAAATAGTTGCTAGTCTGATTGAAGAAAATATGGAAGCAACTAAAAAATCCGGACTTCCATTTTTCTAAGCCGTAGTATGTCATTTGTATCATCGGATAACTCATTGGAGAACAGTGAGTTTATTCATAAAGACTAACTGCGTTAGTCTATTGATTCGTTTCGCATCGCTTCGCTCTGCTCTCACTCATCAATTTTCTTTCAAACCCTAATCTTTAGGACAGTAAAAAGAATATCTATTTTAATTACAGTCTATTAAGGACTGCTCTTTAAGTACCCTTCATCTAGATGTAGATCACAATTCGGCCCGGGCAGGCCAAATTGAGGGAAAACAGTTTTCATCTGAGTGTTTTCTACACACTGACTAAAAGAGATTGTGCCTTGTTACAAAAGCATGCGGAAGCGGTCATCCTGTACTCCCTACTCTAGATTCGTGTATGACGGGACATCTAACAAGCTATAGTCAGCTAACTTGCCATGTGCATAGGATGTAGTTTTTAACAGAGCCTATATCATTTAGTACCTTACGTTGGTACCTATCGTGCAGTACCCAAGTCTGAATATGGTATCTCACATATCCTCAATGGGGATCGAAGTACTCCGATCAAACAGAACTGCTATGTTATTGTGCCTTGGTGGCTATTTTATTCGCAAAGGGTTTTTATATGGTCGGAGTTGGCGGTCCAAAAAGATTCAAAATCTTGTATGAGCCAGACTCCATGATTTAATGATTTATATGTGAAGAAGTTTGAGTTTGTGATTAGACTTGGTGTCAATTGTGTTGCAACATAACTACCCTTCCTATTGAACTTCATGATAATTACATTGAAATCGCCTTCATCAGCAACTTCAAGTACTTGCTCAATCCATTTCTCTAGGATAGGTACATTTGTTTGATATAACTGATGAAACGGAAAGTCAGCATACGACTTTGCTTCACAGTTAAACTTTTTCCAAGTTTCAGGGGGGATAATATCTCCCTTGAAATTCTTGATTTGG